AGAGACCTTTATCCACTTGTTCACCCATTGTACTACAACCAATAACACTTGTCAACAACAATACTGCAAGAAATCTCATAATTTTCTCTCATGTTTGGCGGAGCGGACGGGACTCGAACCCGCGACCCCCGGCGTGACAGGCCGGTATTCTAACCAACTGAACTACCGCTCCTAATATGGTTTGAGGCCTTCTTTGCCCCTATGGTATCTCCCCCATATACAGTGTGCAACTTCGTGTCCAAGCAACTCAGGTTCCCACTGCCACTCGGGATCCTTTATAAACACGGTGCACTCGCCGGTCTCAGGTATCCAGAGAGTAAACGCACTCACTGAATCCCATTCTACTCCCAGATTCTTTCGTCTGGCTGCATTGAACTCGGCTTCGTTTTTGAGTAAAACAAAGTGAACTTGTGGATGCAAGTTCTCGTATTCCTTTTCTAGGAACTTATAGTTGTCCGTACCGTAACGGTACGCATTGGTGACACCAGATGATGCGCATCCGGTGATGAATAGACTAATCGCTATCGTGAACGTGTAGCTGAATAAGCGCATAATGAAGTACCTTTAGTAAGTCCTTTCGCGCATCGTCACGGGTCCCCTTCTTGCCGTAACGTTGTGCGTATTTTAAAACATTACCGATACAGAAACCTGTACCATGTCCCCCATCAATGATGAATTCGGTCGCCTGAAATTTTTCTTTGGCGTAGTGTTGATTATATGTAGAGTCAATATATTTCGCAAATTCTGCGATCAACTTGTCCTCATTAAACTTGTAGTTGATGCCTGTAACATCAAGACTAAACTTAGGGATCTCATCCTCAGTCACGTAGCCATCAGCTCGCAGATCCTTAACGTTTTTCATTACCACTCCCTCAATATAGTAGTCAAAATCATGAATCCAGATACCGCGTTCAACATGATCAACGCACGGTCTTTCCAGATGACGGATACCCACGTCCACAAGATGATTCCGATGAACCCGATCACCAAATCATACATTCGGTAGTCCGGCCCTGCGGAACGCATAGCAAGGGATGCAAGTATAAAAAATGATGCGACCCACTTCAGGTACCAATCGAAATCTTCGGGGTACCACTCACGGTCTGGTTTGTTGCGACCGTCTGCTCTCACCATCGGGTCACCGCGTCCTTGTTTAGGCATAACTCAACTCACTTGATCATAATGTGGTGCGAAAGGAGAGACTCGAACTCTCACGCCTTGCGGCACTGGTACCTAAAACCAGCGTGTCTACCAATTCCACCACTCTCGCAAATGGCTGGCGAGGCAGGGCTCGAACCTGCGACAACGTGATTAACAGTCACGCGTTCTACCAACTGAACTACTCGCCAAAACTAATGTAACGTATATATAATATAGCAGTAACAAAACTGTCATACTATTTACTGCCGTGAGGCAACAAAAATCGTCGAGATGACGATAGGAGAAAGCAAATGAAACATCTAACTCTACTGGTGTTATCTATATTCGCACCAGCTGCACTTGCAAACTCAGTCACAATCTGCAAAGACGATCAGATACTTATATCGTCAAACAGTGTGCAAATTATATCACAGTCACATGACTCTGTCAAGGTTTACACCGACTGTAATCTAAAACTTTCACCCGACTCGAAAGTCGTAGTGAAGAACCAAGGTAGACGAATCAACAAAGATTCGCGTATCCGCGTTCAGGTAGACAACAAGACGAACGTCTGTTCAGTCGTCCAGATCGCGTAGGTTGATGACCCCTTCGTGGAGCCACTTCTCTTCAATAGGGGTCAACTTCTCGTTCTCGTACTGTCTCGCCTCAATTTCATCGGGATGATTCTGATACCCCTTTACCAAACTGAGAAGGACGTATCGTAAGTAAAATAAGATGACACCCCTTTGTTTTATCTGATACACGTGTTGCAGTTCATGACGATACAACTTAACCAACGAACGACGATTCATCATCTCTGATTGCGCAATCTGTCCGGTCTCGTATTTCTTTGGTCGCATGATGACATAAGGCCAAAGTACAACACCTCTATAACGAGACTTCCACGGAAAAATGGATTCAGTCTCGCTCCTGTAGATTATCTTGAACTTCATTTATCCCCCACCTATCTAAGGTTGCTTTGTGTATGGCCTTGTGTGAGTAATACATGGTAATACCACCAAAGACCATAGGACACAAAAATACTGCAAGTAAACCAAACTCACCCACGTGCGACGAAATCCTCGTGTCGGAATCCACGCTTGTATAGTTCGTTACGCATCTTGTTCTGATACTTAGGTTCACGACATGCATCGAACTCAGCCCAGAGTTGAGTGTTGTCTAGTTGATGCATGTAAAAATGTTTTGTTGGAGTCTTCGCTTTGCGACTCTTAGAGACATTACTCCTTTTATATTTGACTGGCATTATTCAATCCTTTTAAAACGCTTGTACCCACTCATCACATCTGCGGCATCATCCACAGCTGATGGAGTGCGACCGATGTCACCTACAACTTCAACGTAGTCCGGTTTCGGTTCATCTTCTTCCTTACACCCACACCAGTTACATTCGTAACCCTTTGCGACGTAGTGTTGTCCGTTGAACATACATGAGTGACTCCACATCACTTGTCTCATGTTTTCCCAAAAACACTCATTGAATGTTTTGTCCCAGTCAGTATTACCTGTTTTAGAAATAGGTGACTCGGCGATATTCATTACAATGCACTCAATGCGTTCTTAAACTCTTCGAACGTGTTTGACTCAGCCGCAATGCGTTGTACGTCAGACAACATAAGAACTGGGTCGTCACGGAAAGTCAGCTGACCACCTGCAAACGACAGTCTGCCGCTTTCTGCGTACAGAGAGTTGTTAGACAAATACAAGTGACGGAACTTATATTCCGCATTACCTAAATCATATGCCGCATTAGTATCTGGGATCAAGTGACCATCCACAGTACCAGATACAGTAGTTGCACCAGAAATACCAGTAAGACCCGAACCGTCACCTACGAATGCATTCGCAGTTACAGTCCCCGTAACGTCTGCGTCACCAGTGACATCCAGACCATTTTGTACCACAAAACTTTCATTAGACATAATTGTCTCCTATCCTTCATTTTCTAAATCCCAAACACATTTGTTTGGGGTTGCCTCAGAACTGCTCCTCTTCGGTCGAACCAGACATTGCCGCGGTTGAAGTAGATCCCAAAGTCGTAGTAATGGCGTCGAAATAACCGACACCAACTTCTCTCTGGTGCTTGGCTCCTGTGTATCCACGTTCTTCTGCATCGAACTCTGCCTCCTGTAATAAACTGTAAGCATACATCCCCTCATCTTTGTATCGGTTCGCGAAATCAAAGACTGCATAGTTAGTCTGGTGAAACCCCGCCAGAGTAATAAACTGGAACTTGAATCCCATACGACCTAGTTCTCTCTGGAACTCTTTTAGTTCTTGATCGCCTGGTATTGACTTGCGCCAGTTGAATGATGGTGAACAGTTGTACGCGAGCATCGCGTCTGGAACTGCACCTTTGACCGCATCCGCAAAACGTTTCGCATCCTTCAGGTCTGGTGTTGATGTTTCACACCAAACAAGGTCCGCGTATTCTGCGTAGGCCTGACCGCGCACACAACCGAACTCTAACCCCCTACCCTCTTGTAGTTGATAGAATCCTTCCTGTGTACGATGTTGAATAGAGCCTGCACTACCTTGCGCAGATCTCCTAATGAATGGTTTATCGATGTCTGAGATGTTACTAGAGATTAGTTTCGCAGACTCGGCGTCAGTGCGAGCGATAACAACAGTATCGGTGCCAGCAACGTCACTAGCAAGGCGAGCGGCGTTAAGATTGCGTATAGCCTGACTAGTAGGGATAAGAACCTTTCCTCCAAGGTGTCCGCACTTCTTCTCGGCAGCCACTTGGTCTTCGAAGTGAACAGCGGCAGCACCTGCCTCGATAAGATTTCTTGCAAGTTCATACGCATTTAGAACACCCCCGAATCCTGCCTCAGCATCGGCAATAATAGGTGCAAATTCAAATCCTTCTCCAGACTCAAGATATTCGATTTGGTCTTGTCGTCGGAAGGCATTATTGATACTGCGGACAACGTTAGGGACGCTATCAACAGCGTACAAAGACTGATCTGGGTAAACCTCATTGTGAGAGTTCGCAGACGCGGCAACTTGCCACCCTGAGAGATAGATGGCCTTGAGTCCGGCCTTGACGTGTTGGACTGCCTGTTGTCCATTGTAAGCTCCAAAGGTATTAATGTATTCGTGATCCTCGAAGAGTTGTCGCAGTTTCTTTGCGCCCATCTTCGCGAGGGTATGATCGATCTGCACCGTTCCTTGAAGACGACGCACGTCTTCTGGTGAGTAGTTTCGTTTTTTCATAACAAAGTTCCATTTAACTTGCGCGTATTATACGCGATACATCATGTGAGTGTCAACAACTAATTTACATCTTCTACTATTATGGTGACCTCCCCCAAGTCACCCTGCACGTAGATCACATAGTCGTATGCGTCTACATGTACACTGCTATATAGTCGGTCCTTACAGACCTCGTTTGCAGCTCGATCGATTGCACGTTGTGCGGATCGGTAGACTGCGATGAGCCCACCTATCTTGTCGAATAGTATGTATACTTTACTTTCGTCGTATACATCATCTCCGTAGAAACCTTTTGGAAATGCGTCTCCGATACTCATCCAAACTTCGCGCCTGAGTTTACACTAATGCCTTTACGTCTAACGTAACGGTCCCATCCCTTGAGTACGAGTACAGGAACCACCACCAGACCGATGGCCACACCAAACGATGCGAGGATTCCTAAGATAACGTCTAACTCACTCATAATATGCTCCTATTATATCACAAACTGAAGTAATGTACAACAGTAAAGAATCGATCACGTTTCCTAGATATGACAAAATTTGTACGTCGATCGACGTTAATGACCACGCGTCTGTGGGTGATCGTTTTCTTTGGTTTACCGTAATGTTTTGAAAACATCTCACGGACGACTCTCTGCGTTTCCGTCGGTTGATCAAACTTAGGTGGTTGCTCCAATGCAACGCACATCAAACATTCTAATATCATCGTGTCTCCAAATAAAATAGGTGGTCACCGATACGTCCTATGAAGTACATAGTCTTATTCCAATGCGGGTTGACGTAATCGGTGTGGTAGTGAGTTGCACCTTCGGTCAGGCCTCGGTACTTGTTCTCGTGTAAGATGTTAACTGCAACGATGAGTGAGCGGTACCATGCGTCTTTCTCTTTAGGTTGGTCTGACTTACCGTCACAGAACCAACTGAACTGACACTTGTCCCGTACGGGGTGACCTTCCCACATTTTACCTTGATAGACAACACCGCAAATGGTGTTGGGGTAGATAGTGGACTCGACTCGATTGAGTACTACGTCCGCAACTGCGTATTGACCTGCAAGACTTTCTGACCTTGCCTCGTGGTAGATGTTGAGCGCAAGGCACGTCAACTCGTGGTTCTCTTCGTTATCTTGGGCCTGACTGTATGCGACACCAAAGATCACTATAAGAACCGCGACCATCAAATATTTCATCATATTTCCTCATAATCAACCGACACCAAAAGTAACTCCTTCAATGATGAAGGTGCCACCATCGTTATCTTTTTATCACCCTTCCATGCCATGGCTGCAATGAACCGACCGTTAGGGTATTTCTTGTACCCGTGGAAATATCCCCAGAGTACAAACACGCGGCCAAACAACTTTGCGCGACCCTTCATGTACGTCGGGTCACCATGTGAGTTTATGCCTGCGAATATCAAATCACCATTCACCAAAGTTCCGGACATATGGTTCTCATGTCCTTCGATGTACTTTCTATCGTACGCAGTGATATGGTCTACATGTGAGTTGAAGAATCTAACGTTAACGCGACGTTCAATATAGAACAGAATGGCAGTGGCAATTATACAGAATACTAAGAAGTACTGCACGTTAGATTCCCGTTAGATATTAATGACAAGTATATTTGTTATACTTATTATATATATCTAAGACTGAACAAATGTGGTCCGCTGGGTCAGGGGCGGGTAACAGTTGTACCTCTTCCTCTTCTACTAGTCGGTAACGCAAAACATCGACCGTGTCAAGTCCGTAACCCACGTACTCATTATTATCTTCAGAACGAATGACGACAACGTCATCGTTGATGGAAATGACCGAACCGAAGTCCACGATCTCTCGTGTGTCGTCAATCAAGACGACGTTATCTCCTGGCTCAAACATTTTTACTCCTTACCTCTTATACGAGTATACTTCCTATGCTTTATATAGGAAAATCCCATCACCACGTGACTACCATTCAACATCAAATACAACATCGCAGGGAGGACTCCAGCCATAACCAGAGTGTCCGCTGCACCGTTCTCTATCCGCTGGTGAAACGCTAGGATAAGGATACCTATGGAAAGGAATGCAAACAGAACGTGTCTCATGACTTGATCCTGTAGTCTTCGGGACAGTTTGCGTTATAGACTTCGATAGCCTCTGCTTCGAGACCCGCCGCAAAAAGATCTTTCATCATATTGTCTATGACGTGTCGTTGATCTTTACCTCTTACCCACATACGATGATCGTCAGAGTACTGGTAGTACCAGTCATGCGACTTGACTTTCATCTCTAGGAGTTCTAACAATGGATTATTCATAATGTACCTCTCTCACTTGACAAAGAGAGTATACTAGGTGTTTAGCGGTTTGTCAAGGGCTTTTGCCAAAAAAAAGGGACCCGAAGGTCCCTCTTGGAATAGACATAACGAATGTCACTTTGTCTATAATATTAATAATCTAATTTAGTCGCCTCTGTATGACAAACTCATCACTATAGGTCACTAAACCTTACTAGCCCTTCACCCTCTTGATTGCCTGCTTCTCCACCTCAATCCAACGCTTTGCCTTCGCAGAGTGTGGACCGTTAGTGAATTTCTTTGCATCGCGATATGCGCGTAGGGTTTCTTGATTATAATCTTTACCTTCGGAGTTGTCCACCACCAAGAAGTTTTGTTTTCCAAACATCTGCTGGAACTTACCCGTATTGGCCTGTACCGCCTTCCAATACGATTCGACTTCTTTGTCAGGGAGTGAACGGGCACGCATACGGTTACGTTGTAATGCAGTGTCTAGGTCTGTGTTGACGAATATCATTGCGACATCGTAACCTAGATCTTTAACCTTCTGTGCCTGTGCTGCGATTTTGTCTGGATCTTTACCAGTACCGTCTACGACAAGACCAAGGCGTCCCTTCAGGTAACGCTCTTCTTTCTTGCCAGTTAGTTTCTTTGCCTTACCACGAAGTTCTTGACCCTTCGGTGAGAAAATGTTGTCCGGAGTCATCTCCATACCAACCTTCTTCATGGCAGATTCGAACGCATCGTCGGAGTTAACAACCTTGTAACCCATAGAAGTCAGTCCGGTCTTACCGACGATGAAGGACTTACCAGATCCTGGCCCACCCGCAAGGAAGATTGCCTTGAAGATGGCAGGGTCATTGACCCCTTCATTCAAAAATGACTTAAAGGTTAACATACATACTCCGTGTTCGATAAGATTATTTATACAAATAAAATATTCAGGATATCATATCTTTATAGGTATTTTCCATTAGTTCGGCCCAAAGCTCCTGTGTGCGTTCGCCTGGGTGCCCGAACTCCTTGATATCATCTATTTTTTTACCGATTTGATATAGTGATGGACCGCGACCTAGTCCCAAACGACTAGTAGATCTGAGTGACCCTAGTGCGTCCTTAACCCATCGTGCGTACTCAGGTGTCTCACCAAGGAACTTATGTTCTACCGCCTCACCGTCATCGTGTGCGCCTTTACCTTTAAGTACAGAGAGTACGTTCGCCCAGCAACGACTATGAAACACACCCTGAATAACAGGGATACCTAATGCGTCACACATCAACTCTACAGCCTTCATCTGAGTGAGACCGTGCATGATGTCGGTGCGACTGTCGTACGTAGTCGTGTAATACTCATCAAGTATCTCGCGTGTGCGACGACTCGCAAGAACCTTAGTGCGCACCGGAGAATACTGTGTTGCGTTCTCTGGTCGATTGACACCCATGGCCCACTCGCGATTAGGTGCCATGTGTTCTACCAGTTCCTTACGTTGCCACGCAGACCATATCACAATAACGAGAGAAGGTTTCTCGTTCTCAGGGTTGTGTAGGTAATCCGTAACGTGACGAAAGATACGGTCGTTACAAGACCCACAGATACCCATGTTGATGTAGTCCATACCTAAACGCTCTGCGAGTAGGTGGGTCCAAGTAAGTTTTTGGTGAGTTGGGGGGTTCTTATCAAAACCTTCTAGTTCGTCTCCCCAGACGAAACTGCATCCAGCGGTTAGTAACATTATGGAGTCTCTATATCTTCGATCAAACTATCGCGTAGAGTACGCGCCATTGCGTCTTCCGGATTATTTATGCTTCCATTGTTTACGAACTTGTATGCAAGTGTGATTCGTTGACATCCTGCGTATGCGGAGTGCCAACAGTGCAGATCCTCTTCTTGTTCTGCACCGAAGTAGAAGTGACGACATTGCCAGCCAGGGACATCCTGAATGGTAACAATCTCATCCTTTTGTTTGTCGTAGTATCGGAAGTAACCGTCTCCGGTCTCCGACCACGTGAATAAGACTTGGTAGGCGTTCGCGTCGTAGTTGGTATGCCACCCAACGAAGCCCCCAGGCGGATAGTAGGAGAGTAATGCAGATGTGTGTGCACCTAGTTCTGCAGCGAAGTCGTACTTCACTCTCTGCATAAACCCTTCCCACATTTCCTTATCTTCTCGCACCATTTTCGAAATCGGTTGTGCGAAATACCGATCAGGCGGGCCAATTAAACCCTCACGAGATAGACAGTCATCTAGGTAGTCACGAGAACAATAGTACTCGCCCTTACCTATATCCTGCCACTCGTGGAAGGTCCAATACTTTTCGTCGTTATACGACGGTTTAGACAGCATCTCTTGCGAGAACCCCTCAAGGATCTCTAAGAGTTCTGCATTACGAATAGTTACTTCACTCATGATTAGATTACATGAAATTAGACGTTAACGGTCTCTCTCATGTCTTCGGTTAGCCTCTTCAATATCTGCCTCGGTGAGTACACCGTACTTCAACAGATGTGTTAATGTGTTTTGTATACCTCGCGTCATGCCCTTAAACATACCAAAGTAGTATGTGAAGGCAAGCATAATGATTGCAATAAACGTGTGTAGGTATGGATCCATAATGGATCTCCTTATAGTTTGAAATCTGAAAACCTTTCCTGCGACAGTCTTTGACCTGTAGCAGAATTATCAAACGCTGCACCATTATCTTCATCTTTATTTAGGGGCGAGTCGTTTTGGTCAACATCATACAAACGCATCTTGGATCTATCTACACCGATCACGAACCTTTGGTGGAGGCCTGGATCGTTATATCTATTCTTCAACTGTTTGACAAGTATTTGTCCAGCAGCCTTGAGTTCATCATTGGTAATGAGTGCGAACATGAAGTCGGCGGTTGCGGGTAGTCCAAAAGATTCGGACGTATCTTCCAGCCCCACATCGTCATTAGAGTAACCAGAACGCGTCGTCTGTGTTGCAGACACGATCGGCACGTCGAATTCCACGGCGAGACCACGTAACTCCTCAGCAATAGACTTGACATATGTATACGAGTTAATAGCACCACCCATCCCCTTCATACGCGCACTCGCGCAGATATTCAGATAATCAACAAAGATGATATCCGGAATAAAGTTTTTCTTCAGTTTCAATTCGTTCAGTAACGCACGGAAGTGATTCGCGTGTGCACTACCCGTCGGGTACTCTTTGATGATCAGTTTACCATCGGTCTTGTGCGCGACGTTGTGCACCTTCTGCGTGAACATATCTTTTGATAACAACTCCAACTGATCAATCGGTACGTTCAGTAGGTTTGCGTCGATACGTTCTGCGATCCGTTCTTCGGACATCTCCATAGTGATGTACAGAACGTTCTTACCCATACTCAGAGCAGACGCAGCCTGATGACACATGAACAATGACTTACCAACCCCTGTACCTGCCAGAGCGATGTTCAGAGTCTTGTTAGGTAGTCCACCCTTGGTGATCTTGTTAAAGTAGTCCAGATCGAACGCTAGACGTTCCTCATCGAGATGATAGAAGTCGAATCGTTGATCCGCATTGTCGATGTAGTCGTGACCGATGTTAGTATCAAACGATACGGACAGCGCCTTAGACAACACGTCAGGGATCGCATTCTTACTCAAGGTCTGGTGTTTACCGTCGATGATCTGAATCGACTCCATGACCGCATTGAATACCGCACGGTCTTGACACCACTTCTCAGTACGTTCTACCAACCAATCAAGGTTTTCTTCAGAGTATGTGAAGATGTCCGGAAGAATGTCCATCGCCATGCGATACTGTTCTTCCGGTAAACGATCAGCCTCATCCACCTCGATCTTGAAGGATTCCATACTAGGTAGTTTATTGTATTTCGCAATAAACGACGTGAACTCTTTGAAGAGTCCCTTGTATACACCTTCGAAATATTCAGGGGATAGGAAGGCCGCAACCTTCCGTGTATATGAATCGTTAGTCAGTAGATTCCGAAGAATCGTCTGTTGTAGATTTATTTCCGTCATCTGTCTCTCGTGTTCCTAACCAACCTTCTTTTACTGCAGTGTTGATGATGTCTGATAATACTGCGGCAGCAAACTCTTGAAGTTCTGCATTGTCCTCAGTAAAGTCATCACCTTCTACAATGGTGAAGTTAAAAGTGAGACGTTCATTCTCACTGTCTATCTGTACGTTCTTAAAACGTATCGTTGTTTGGTCAAACGGCGCACGTAGTAGACGGACCTTCCATAGTTGTTCATCATCTACGATTTCGGGTATCAACTGGTAGTCGATAGCCTCGTTTGGTTTATCTAAATCAAGTTCACTCACACTGCCTCCTCAACAATGGTCTCTGCATTGATGTTGCTATTATAACCTATCTTGTAGGTCTTTTCAAGGAATTCTGCAAAGTCTGTTGACTCAAACACTGGTTCCCAGAACTCTCCGCTCAGGGTGTCCTTTGTTCGTACTTTATTCCCAATGACTTCGCCTGTAGTTGTGTCAACTTTTTGATACCAACCGTTAGAAGGCTTAACAACATAACCACCAGCAAGAGCGATGTCGAGAAGACCACTATACTTTTGAACACCCCCTTCCCACGAAACTCCGATAGGAATCTTCGACTTCTCTTTGACATAACGGGATTTCTCTACATTGATTACGAAGTTGTATCCAACAACCTCAGTACCTTGTTTCTCTTGTTGACGACCGATGATCCAGATGTTGTCGGCCGAGTAGTAAATACCCGTACCGCCACCAACAACATCTTTCGGGAACAAGCCGATCTCTTTGTAAGTGTGGTTGATTGCAAGTAAAGGAATATCTTTCATGGTCAAGTATGGAGTGACCATACGGAACAGACCTTTAAGAGATTTCGCACGAGACATGTCTGCGACACCTTTCTCATTCAGTGCGTCTTCTAGTTCTTTCTTGGACGCAAGGTTACCAATCGAGTCGATGACAATAACCACGTCATCCTCACGGTCTAGTTCTTCTAACTGGTTGACCAAGTCGAACTTGAGTTCCTCGACGTTTGCAATCGGTGTGTGCAGTACGCGGTCAGTATCTATCCCGAACTGCTCAAAGTATGACTGCGGAGAACCGAACTCCGAATCATAAAACAACATCACCGCATCTGGTTTGGCGTTTAGATACGCACCTGCCATAAGTAATGCGAATGATGTCTTAAAGTGTTTCGATGGGCCCGCAAGGACTGTCAGCCCAGGCGTCACACCACCATTTACGGAACCGGACAAAGCGACGTTCACCATTGGAACGTCGGTCGGTACCATATCTTTCTCTGTGAAGAACTTAC